GGCCGCGCAAGCGGCGCAGACAAACGCGAACATCGCCGCTATCGACGCGAGCGGCGGCGCAGGAGACGGCAAAAAGGAGGTAGACGATGCCAGCAAAACCAAGTGAGCGGCAATACCGCATTCTGTCTTCGCCGCTCTCGCCCGCCGCTGGCGATGGCGACAATAAGCGGTTCGATACTGAGTTCTACGTTGAGGGATACGCTTCGACTTTCAACGACCCCTACGTGCTCTTTGAGGACTGGGACGGCAACGAATACCGCGAGATCATCAGCCCCGACGCGTTCAAAGATGCCGACATGAGCGACGTTATCATGCAGTACGACCACGAGGGCAAGGTTCTTGCCCGCATGAGTAACGGCACGCTTGTTGTCGAGCCTGACGCGCACGGCCTTTTCATAGCCGCAGACCTTAGCGGCTCTCAGGCTGCGCGCGACCTTTACGAAGAGATTTCCAACGGCCTTGTAACCCGCATGTCGTGGGCGTTCAGCGTGGGAGCTGACGAGTACGACCGGGACAGCAAGACCACGACCATTACGAGGGTCAAGAAGGTTTACGACGTTTCAGCTGTCAGCCTTCCGGCAGACCCAAATACCGAGATTTCAGCAAGAAACCTGCTCAACGGAGTGATTGAGCAGTCGCGCAAGGAGCTTGCGCGCCGTAAGTACGCGCTGGCAAAAGCCCGCGCAACACTGGCAATCGCCGAGAGTAGGAAGGTTTAGAAAATGGGAGACGAGAACAAGACCACGCAGGAGCTTGTGGACGAGCTGAAGGCGCTTGTCGAGAAGTACGACGCGCCCGCAGAGGACGGTACCGCGCAGGAGCCTACCGAGCAGGACGCAGAGCGCATGAGCCAGCTTACCGCCGAGATCGAGAAGCGCAACGCAGCCGCCGAGAAGAACCGCGAGACGCGCGCCGCCGCCGTCGCAGCCGCCCGCTCCGCCATTGCGAGCGGTGCCGCACGGCAGGTCGATACCGTGCCGCTGGGAAGCTCCGCGACCGCGCGCGGAAGCGTCGCCGACGTGCGCGACGTTACCGACTACCGCGCCGCCGAGACGCGCGGCTTCCTGAAGCGCCTTGCGTCTCAGATGGGCGTTCGCCTGACCGAGGGCAACGATCTTACGGATGCCGAGCGCTCCGCGCTCGCGCATCTTGAGCAGCGCGCCGCCTACACCGTCACCACGGCGAACACCGACGAGGTGGTGCCCGTCGAGCTGAAGAACGAGATCATCGCTCTTATCGACAACAGCACCGCCATTTTCAGCGACGTTACCCGCGACACGATGCGCAACCAGTACGAGCTCATCCGCCATAAGAGCATCACCAAGGGCGATGCAGCGAAGACCAACGAGGGCGCAGCGCCAACCGACGAGGAGCAGAACACCTTTGACCGCATTACCCTTACGGGCGATGAGATCAAGAAACGCGTCACGCTGTCCCGCAAGATGATGATTCAGAGCATCGACAGCTTCCGAAACTACATCACCCGCGAGGTAAGCGCCCGTTGCGGAGTTGCCGCAAACGGCATTGTGCTTGCCCGTCTTGTTGACGGAACGCTGGGCATGGCTTCCGCCAACAAGATTAACTGCGCGGTCGCAGGTACGCTTGCAAAGGCGGACTTCCTGAAGTCTTTTGGCCTTCTGAAGACCTTTGGCAACCCCACGCCCAAGGGCGCACGCGTCTACGCCAACCAGCAGACCATCTGGAACCAGATTGCCGCCGTCGAGGACGCAAACAAGCGCGCCTACTTCGTCAACGAGAAGGACGAAGACCCGACCGTTGAGGGTCGAATCTTCGGAAGTATCGTCAAGCGCGAAGAGGGTCTGGCCGATGGCGTTATCATGATCGGCTACCCCGACCTGTTCCGCGGCAACCTGTTTGATGGCCCCACCGTCGAGGCGGTCAAGCTCACCGACGGTAGCTGGAACACCGCAATTGACGGCTACATGCTCTATGACGGCGGCCTTGCCGTCCCGGAGGGCTTCGTTCAGCTCACCATCGGCGACGCCGTCAAGGCTTAGGAGGTGCCGCATGGCAGAGAAGACGAAGCTGCTTGACGCGTGCCGCGAAGCGCTGAGGATTCCCGCCGACTGCACCGATTTTGACCCTGAGATTGAAGACCTCATCGAAGCCGCCCGCGCCGCGATGCGCGCGGGCGGCGTTGCCGAGAAGGTAGCCGCCGACGATTCGAACGCCACTGTTCGGCTCGCGGTGAAGGTCTACTGCAAGGCGAACTTCGGCATGGACAACCCCGATGCCGACCGCCTTACTCAGAGCTTCGACGATCTGCTAACCATGATGCGCGGCAGCTCGGAGTTCGGGGGCGCGTCATGAGCATGTGGGCTGGCACGTGCCAGCTCATCGCTAAGACCGTCAAGAAGGACGAATACGGCGTGCAGCAGACGGAGGAAACAAAGCGAAAGGTGTTCTGCAACGTCTTCTCTATGGGAGATGCCGCCTACTGCGCCGCCGCTGCCGCTGGCATCCACCCGGAAGCCGTGTTGCAGATTCGAAAGAGCGCCTACAACGGAGAGCGGCTAGTCGAGTTCGACGGCGCGCGGCTCACGGTCGCGCGCGTTGACAGGTCAAGCCCCGACTTCGTTCGCCTGACGCTCGAAGAGGTGGTGGGAGAACGTGACTGAGCAGAGCATCGAGCGGTTCATCCGAAGCTGCATGAAAGAGTGCGTGGACGATAACGTCTCCGCGCTCGCGGAGAACTCGGCTGAAGCCGGAAGACGCGCCGTGAAGCTGCTGAAGCAGAAGAGTAAGGTTCGCACCGGCGCTTACAAGAAGGGATGGAAGGCCGACGTTACGACCGACGAGACGGGCACCGAATGCACGGTGCACAACCGCGTTTACCAGCTCACGCACCTTCTGGAGAACGGGCATGCCATAAAGAACCAAACCGGAAAGTATTACGGCGACGTTCCCGGAGACGGCGTTATCAGGGAGGTTGCAGACCAGGTGGCGCGCGAGTTCGCGGAGATGGGGGGCGACGGTCGATGATTGAGCTAAAGGCGCTCTGCGGGGTGCTCGATTCGCTGGGCATCCCGTGGGCTAACCAGAAGTTCGCCGATGGAGAGGAACCCGCGCCGCCCTTCATCTGCCTTGTCGCCGGATACAACGAAGCGGCCTACGCGGACAACAACACCTACCTATCGTGGATGCCCTACGATATCGCGCTCTACACGCGGCACCGGGACTACGCGACCGAGAAGCGCATACGAGCCGCGCTCGAAGCCGCAGAGTGCCCTTACACGCTTGGCATCACAGAAATTGATTCAGAAGAGCTTACCGAAGCGGCGTTCACCGTTAACGTCGCCGAGAGTTAGGAGAGAACAAATGGCACGAAACGGATTCTTCGGCGTGAAGAACTCGCATTTCGCGATCTGCACCGACGAAGACGCGCTGACCTACGAAGACCCCGTGCACGTCGCGGGCACCGTCGCTATCAGCATGGAGCCGACAGTCGAGACGGCTTCTAGCTACGCCGACAACGAGGTTTGGCTTGACAAGCAGCAGGACAACGGCGGAAGCGGCACCATGAGCTTCTACGACACCGAGGGGACGGCTGAGCTTCGCCAGCTCATCGCAGACCTCGTGGGCTACGAGATCGCGCAGGACGGGCGAACCATCCTGAGTGCAGACCGAACGCCTAAAAAGTTCGCCTTCATGTGCGAGCAGCCGGGGCACGTGCTCGGTCGCCGCCGTTGCCTTCTCATGTGCCAGCTCTCGAAGCCGACGCAGGAGCTTAACACCATTCAGGATACGCCGGAGATTACGCAGCTCGATTACCCGTTCACGTGGCGACCCGTCACCATCCCGAGCACCGACATTCGCACGAGCGGCTATGACAGCTTCACCGGCCTTGCCGATTACAACACCTTCTTTGATGCGGTCGATATCGAGCTTGCGCACAAGACCCCGGCCGAGTAGGAGGTTGCGAATGGTTATCAAGGTTGGCGAAAAGAGCTACGAAGCAACCTTCAACGCGTTCACGCCGATTGCCTATTCTCGATGCTTCAATGAGGTTGTCGAGGGCGGAAGGAAGCGCCCGAAGGACATTGCGGATGCGGTTTCCAAGATCGCCGGTTCTCTCATGACTAGCGACGTGCCCGCTATCGTCCCGCTGCTCGAAATCTTCTACGCGTGCATCAAGACCGCAACGCCGAAGTTCGATATCGGATTCGATGAGTGGGTTTCTTCCTTCCCATCGGACGCGTACAACTTGGAGCGCAGGGACGGTTGGGCTTCCGACGTGATGCGCATTGTCGAGGACAACTTTTTTCCAAGCGCCGCGAAAGATGCAGTGGAAGCCGAGGGAGCCGAAAAGGCCAGCACCGCCGCTTCCAAGTAACCTGCAAGACGCGTGCGACGCGCGATACATCTACAACTGCCAGCAATGCGGACTGACGCTCTCAGACCTTCAGATGATGAGCTACCGGCAGGTTAAAGACCTTCTGGAGATCAACGCGTTCTACGCCGACGCTGCGGCGCACTACGACGAGGACGAGAAGGCGCGCAAGGCAGAAGCCGCGTTCTGGTCATGACGTGAAGTGAGTTCTTGACGGCAGCGCACCCGCGAGGGCGCGTTGCTTCAAGCACTCATGGGACTTTGACAACCGAAGAGGGGTGATTACGTGGCGGTCACTTACAAGGGGCTTGTTATCAAGTTCGGCGGCGACACTACCGAGCTGCAAAGCGCCCTGAAGAAGGTTCAGCAAGCATCGCGCGACACCCAAAGCGACTTGCGCGATATCAACAAGGCGCTGAAGTTCGACCCCGGAAACACCGAGCTGCTAGAGCAGAAGGTAAAGGCGCTCAACTCTGCCTACGGCGAGACGAAGCAGAAGCTTGACGCTTACAAGCAAGCGCTCGCGCAGTTGGAGAGCAAGAAGCAGAGCGGCGCGCAGCTCACGGCTCAGGAAGAACGGCAGTACGACAGCCTGAAGCGCGCAATCATGCAGTGCGAGCGCCAGCTTGACAGCTACGGCAGCGAGCTTGCGGAAACGGCGCGACAGGCCGAAGGGTCTAAGACCGCGCTTGGCAAGCTCGGCCAGACCATCGAGGACAACGCCGACGCTATTTCAAACGCCGGGTCTAAGGTTTCGAGCGCAGGAACCGCTTTGTCTGGCGGCATCATCGGTGCTGCTGGCGCACTGACCGGCCTTGCATCGAGCCAAGAGGAAGCGATACAACGCAGCGGTCAGCTCGAAGTTGCGTTCACTCAGGCGGGTAGCACCGCAGAGACGGCGCAAAGCGTCTATTCGAGCTTCTACCGCATCCTTGGCGAGGAAGACACCGCGACAGAAGCGGCACAGAACTTGGCGCGCCTGACCACGAACGAGCAAGAGCTTCAACAGTGGACAGACATTGCCGCTGGCGCTTTTGCGGTGTTCGGTGACGCTCTACCTATCACCAACCTTGCCGAGGGTGCCCAAGAAGCCGCTTCCACCGGACAGGCCGTTTCTGGCCTATCCGATGCCCTCAATTGGTCGAAGATTTCCGCCGACCAGTGGAGCGCGGCGCTTTCCGGCAACTCTGACGCGCAAGCAGCGTTCAATCAAGCGATAGCAGAGGGTCAGACGAAAGAAGACGCGTTCAACGCAGCCCTCGCGTCGTGCAGCGACCAGCAAGAGCGGTCTACGCTCATCACCGAAACGCTCAACGGGCTTCTCGGCGAAGCTGGACAGCAGTACCAAGAGACGAACAAAGACCTTCTCGCTTCGCGCGACGCGCAGAACGAGATGAACCAGAGCATGCAGGAACTCGGCGAAGCGGCCTTGCCCGTCAAGACTGCCGTTACCGAGATCGGGACGAGCCTTCTTAACACGCTCGCGCCCGCGCTCGAAACCGTCACGGGCTGGTACAAGAACTTGTCGCCAGAGCAGCAGACGCTTGTTAACAACCTCGCTCTAGGAGCCGTCGCCTTCGGCGGCGTGACAACCGCCGTTGGTAAGACGATGGAAGCCGCAGAGGGCGTGGGCAGCGCCTTCAAGACCGCTGGCGAGCTTTGGGGCGGCGCTAAGAAGCTCATGGGCGACACGGGCTTTCTAAGCAAGATCGGAACCGGCTTCTCTAACATCGTCACCAAGGCGGGCGGTCTTGGAAGCATGCTCACCGGCACGCTCTCTAGCGGATGGACGGGCTTTACCGGGCTTATCGCCGCGCATCCTATCGGCCTTGGCGTTGCCGCCGTGTCCGCCGCCGTCGCTGGCCTTACGTGGTTCTTCACGCAGACCGAGACGGGTAAGCAGATGTGGTCTGACTTCACCGGCTGGATTTCGGAGAAGTGGCAGGCCGTGCAGGATTTCTTCGCTGGCGTGCCTGAGTTCTGGGGCGGAATCTGGGAGCAGGTCAGCACCGGCGTTTCGGACTTCTGCACCGGCGTTGGCGAGAAGTGGGAGCAGCTGAAGCAAGGCGCTTCAGACACTTGGGAGAACATCAAAACCGGCGCTTCGAACGCTTGGAACGACCTTAAAACCAACGTCGGGAACCTTGCGCAAGGCGCGGTCGATACCGTGTCTAACTGGTGGAACAACCTAACCGGCAACACCGATACGGCCTTCGGTCAAATCGCTTCCACGGTTCAGAACGACATGAACACCGCGAAGACCGTTGGCAGCTCTGCGGCTGGCGCTCTGCAAGCCGCGATGAACGGCGATTGGGAGACGGCGAAGAGCCAAGCGGCAAACGCCTTCAACGCCATTAAAGACAACATCGGCTCGAAGCTTGACGCTGCCGAGAGCACGGCGGTTAGCATCGCAGACCGCATCGGCGACAAGCTGGGATTCCCCGGCCTTGGCGCTAAGGTGCAGGGCGTTTTCGACAGCATCAGGGGCTTCATAGAGAACCCTATCGAAAGCGCGTGGAACGCGATTTCTAGCATTCCGCAGAAGATCATGAACGCCTTTGGCGGAATCAAGATCAGCATTCCGAAGCCGAAGCTTCCGCACTTCAACGTCAGTTGGAACGAGTTTGGCCCGATTTCGCTACCGAGCGTGAGCATCAGTTGGTACGCGCGCGGCGGCTACTTCGATGAGCCTTCAATCGTCGGCGTTGGCGAAGCTGGCGGCGAGTTCATCGCGCCTGAGAAGCAGTTGCAAGGCTTCATCGAAACGTCGGTTAACCGCGCCTTCTCGCGGTTCGCCGACGCGCCGAGCCAGCCCGTTAACGTCGCCGTGACGGTTTACGCCACGGTCGCTGACGGAGTGGACGCATACGAGACAGGCCAGCAGATCGGCGCTGGCATCGCAAGCAAGTTGAAGCAAAGGGGGGTGCCAGTTGCAACTTAGACGGACTAGGAACCAGCACGACCGAATCATCTTCAACGGCACCGACCTATCGAAGCTGGTTTACTGCAAGGTGCGCCGCCCCATCATGGCGACCGTCAACGCGACGTTCGAGAGCGTGCCGGGGCGGCATGGCGAGGTCTTCAAGAGCGCCTACCGTGGCGGCTACGACCTTCCCGTTGAGATTTGGCTTAGGACTGAAGACCGCCGCGAGGTCGCGGAGATGCGGCACAAGCTCGCGGCGGCTCTCTGGACTGACGAACCCGCGCCGCTCTACCTTCCCGATGACCCGACGCGCTACCTGCTCGCAATCGTGAGCGGCAGCACCGACCTAGACGAGATCACGGACGATTGCCCGACAACCACCGTGACGTTCCACGTCGGCGACCCCGACTATTACGGCCAGAAGCGCCGCATGGAGGTTTCGGCTGGCAACATCTACGTGAACGCTGGCGGCAACCGACCCGCATACCTGAAGGTCACGGCGAAGCCCGCCGCTGGCAGCACGTGGAGGATTACGAACGTCGATACCGGCGAGTTCGTGGCTATCAACACCGCGCTCACGTCTTCGAGCACCATACGGCTTGACATGGCGACCGAGCACGCGACTGTCAACAACCAGACAGCGCCGGTAACGATTGACTCGGATTACTTCGAGATCAACGGTCGCTGCCACCTGAACATCACCAACGGCACCGCGATTCTTGAGTGGGTGGAACGATGGCTTTAATAAGACGTATCGGCTTCACCCGCTTCAACCGCTGGGGCGACAATCTGGGGCGGCTCACGGTGAGCGCCGCGACGCACACCGACGCGCTGGACGGAACCGACGAACTCAACATCACGTGCGCCGAAGACCTCGTGAAGGGCGACCGCGTAGTTTGGATTGACCTTCAGGGCGTGTGCCACGAACACATCGTTGACACCATCGACCGCACACACGACGATGACGGCGCGCCAGAGACGCAAGCCGTCTGCATCAACTCTGTTAACGAAACGTGGGATGACTGGCTGGACGATAAGCGGCCTTCTGGCGGCGTGTCGGTAGCGCTCGCGTCCATTCTCGCAGACACGCGCTGGGAGGTCGGCACGTGCGATCAGGGCGGCACAGCTTCGCGCACCTTCTACCATGAGAGCGTGCGCGAGGGATTGGCCGGAATCATCGAGACGTGGGGCGGCGAGCTTGAAACGCTCATCGTCCACAACGGTACGGGCATTGTGAGCCGCCGCGTGGGCGTGCGCGCGAAGCGCGGGAACCAGAGCAGCGCAAAGCGTTTTACATGGACTAAAGACCTCGTTTCCGTCAAGCGCTCTGTTGCGAGCGACAACCCGAAAACTCGCGTCTACGGTTACGGCAAGGGCGTTGAGACTGAGGGTGGCTGCTACGGTCGCCGTCTCACCTTCGGCGATATCAACGGCGGCAAAGACTACGTGGAGGATGCCGAAGCAACCGCCGTTTGGGGGCACCCTGACGGCGAGGGCGGCATTCTTCCCGCTGTCGCGTCATACGTCAACGAGCAGTGCGAGGACGCGGCGCAGCTCTTTCAGGAAACTAAAGACTACCTAGAGCAGGTCAAAGAGCCGAAAGTAACCTACACCGCTTCTGTTATCGACCTATACGCATTCGGGCGCTCGTGGGAGGGTGTGGGTGTTGGCGATGACGTGGCGATCATCGACAAGGGCTTTTCTGCCGAGGGCGTGCGCCTGCATGGCCGCGTGTCTCAGATTGAGCGCGACTTGCTCACCGGCGACGCTACCGTTACGTTCGGCACTCTTACTGACAGCATGGCCGACATGTGGCAGAGCGTAAGCAACGCGTTAAAGAGCAACAGCCAACAGAACGCAATCTATGACGCTGCGGCGGGCACGTCGGTTTCGTGGCTTCAGCAGCTTCAGGCCGCGATAAACGCTCAGTTCAACGCCGTTGGAACCTACAAGGTCGAGACATTCGAACTTGGCACGATGTGGAGCAATGTACCCATCGACGCTGAAACGGGCTTGCCGGTCAAAGCGACTTCGGGCATGTGGGCTGTCAACATTAACGGTATGGGCATGCGACTTGCCGCGAACCTCACTTCTGACGGTCAATGGGACTGGCGAACCTTCCTGACAGGCGCTATGGTGAGCGCCGACGCGATCAACACGGGCACCATGAGAGCCGAGCGCGTGCGCGCCGGTCTTCTGACCGACGAGAAGGGAAACAACTTCTGGGACTTGACCAACGGCGAGTTCTCGCTTTCCGCAAGCACCGAGGTTGGCGGCAAGACCGTTCAGAAAATCGCCGACGATGCGGCAAGCTCAGCCGTCGATGCTCAAACGCAACGCGACATATTCAACAAGCTGACCAACAACGGGCAGACGCAGGGAATCTATCTCAGCGGCGGTAAAGTCTACATCAATGCTACCTACATTGAAACGGGCATCATCAGCGACAGATACGGTCGCAGCACGTGGAACCTCAACACCGGTTCGCTTACGACAAACTACATGACGGCAAACAATATCGACGCTAACGGTACGTTCGAATGCGGTTCTGCTTCAAACCTCATTCGTCTTGCCAGTGGCGAGATTAAAGGCTACGAAGACGGAACGCAGATCGGGACTATCGACTTCTCAGCGCACATGCGAAACGTTAGCACCGGGAAGCTAACGACCGGTCTTCAGTTGACGGGAAACCAGCATATCCGAATCACCACGCCGCTTATTTCCGCCGCTGCATCTAGCAGCGAGAGCACCACGACAACGCATGCGATCACGAAAGATTGCACGTTGCATTACATCAGCAAGATTCAGGATGACGGCGACGGCACGATTACATGGTGGAACGCAACGCGAAGCATCGACTTTGTAGACGGCTTCTGCACGGTATGCAACTTCGACTAGGAGGAACGATGAGCAAGACCCTTTATCACATGCTGCACGACCCGATAGGCAACTGCGAAGCGATGGTGACCGAATACGACGAAGAGCTTATCAACCGCGCCGCGAACAACGGAATGATTTTCATTGCGGTTGACGAAGACGGAAACCGAACCGTCGTGCAGCCGGAAGACGTGAAGGAGCCAATCAACGACGATCAGCCCTTCACGCTCGTTCAGCCCTTGTACGTCGATGACCGCATGAGGGCGGTTGTCGATGTGTTCGACGCTTTGGCCGCGAGCGTGCCAGCCGTCGCCGCGAGCGCGGACGTGCAGCCCGTGTCTAGCAAGGCGCGATCTGCTATGAGCTTCGCCGAAGCGCTCGAAGCCCTCCGCGCGCTTGCATACGGCACCGTCGAGGAAGGCGGCGAGTGATGAGCAACACACGGACGCTTGAACTCGATATCTCGAAGGAGGGCGCGGGAACCTGCATCAAGGTTGGTCAGGGCGACGATGGCGGAACCACCATCAAGGCGCTTATCTACGACAACGGCGATGAGTTCGCGCTTTCAGGTGCTACGGCATGGCTTGTCGTGCTGCTGCCTAACAAACGTAACTACTATCGCGGCCAATGCTCGGTGAGCGGAAACGCCGCCACGATCACGGTTGACGAATCGAAGCTTTGCAGCGTGTCCGGCTACACCGACGAAGCCTATTTCACGATCACGAAGAGCGGCAAGACCTATTCGACAGAGCGATTCGCAATAGAAATCCTGCGCAGCGCTCTTGACGGGCAGCAGCCCGCGCAGAACTGGGACGATGCCGTTCAAGACCTCATCGACCGTGGAGAGACGGCGGTAAAGAACGCCAACAGCGCGGCGAGCGCGGCGAACACCGCCGCTGGAAAGGCCAACACGGCGGCGAGCACCGCCAACAGCGCGGCGACGAACGCGAACAACGCGGCAGATGCCGCAAACACCGCCGCATCCGCCGCCAACACGGCGAAGCAGAACGCGGACGCTGCGACCACGACTGCGAACAACGCCGCATCAGCCGCAAACACTGCGAAGCAGAACGCCGACAAGGCGACCGCAAGCGCCAATGCCGCCGCGAGCGCGGCGAACACCGCTGCAGCGAGCGCGAACGCCGCCGCTGCGACTGCAAACGGCGCGGCAGAGGATGCCACCGCCGCAGCACAGAACGCGCTTAATATCGCAAACGCTATCGCGGCTATCGAACCGCCGTCAGATGACGAGGTGCAAGAGCTGCGCGACGAGAACGCGACGCTTGCGACAGCCCTTGTCGAGCTTCAGGACGGCTACATAGTCCTTGGAGAAACGGCGTACATGCCCACAAACAGACGAAGCGCCCTATCCGGCGAGACGGTCACGGTTGCGCAAGCCACCGTGAGCGGCGAGACGGCGACGCTCAACTAAGAAGGGAGACTATCAATGGCTGATTTGTCGAAGTTTTCTATCAATGGCACCGCGTACAACCTGAAGGACACTTCAGCGCAGAGCAAGGCCGATTCTGTCACGACCGCCGAGGAATACGACCGCCAGCACAACATCAACGCTTACGCGGGGCGCTCGCTCGCTTCGGTCTTCGCTAACGAGATCGGCAGCACCGACATTTACACGTGGCTTCGCAACCGCGCGCGAAACGCCAACTTCGCCGGTCTGCGCATCGGAGACTACATCGACGTTCCCGTTTCCGAGGGCGCTAACGTGCCAGCGCAGACGGTGCGCTACCGCATCGGCGCTATCGACCAGTATTACCAGTGCGGAGACACCGCGAAGGGGCATCATATCGTCATGGCGCCGAAAGCGCCCGTCACCGTGAAGGGCGACAAGGCATCCAACACGAGCTACCTTCAGTGGCGCGAGACAAACGACAACAACGGCACCGCCGAAGAGAAGCACCCTTACTTGTGCTCGAAGCTCCATGATTGGGAGATCAACGATTTCTTGCCCGCGCTGCCGTCCACGCTTCAGAGCGCCATTCTCGCGCAGCGCGTGCTTCTCGAAGAGCGCTATTCGTCTTCGGGCAAGCTCACCGAAGCGAGCGGTTGGAGCTGGGCGGACTTGGGCAAGATTTGGTCGCCCTCAGAGACGGAGGTTTACGGGTGCCCAGTATGGGGCAGCAAGGGCTACTCTGTCGGCTTCGATTCGCAGTTCCCCATCTTCACGGACACCGCAAGCCGCATCGTTGGCGGTCGCGTCGATTGGTGGCTGCGGTCGGTCATGGGCGGGTCTTCGTCTAGCGCGTGCTATGTCAGCGGCAGCGGCCATGCCAACGGCCTTGCGCCGACGTACGGCTGGGTGCGCCCGCTGCCGTGCTTCCTCCTAGGCTGATAAAATCAGCCGTACATGGTACAGGTCTGGCGCATGCCTTGCGCATGCGCCTATACTTCCCCGCGCGAAGCGCGGGCGAAGTATTTTTTTGAAAATCACGGAGGGGGGGGGATGTTGCAAATTGAGCGGCGTATATGTGCGGAACCGCAACCTAAGCACGTTCGAGTATTTCAACACTGCGGTTTCGATTCGAAACGAAGTGACGCGGCTTGTCACTTCGGGCGCGGTGCCCAAATCCTATCGCTTCATCTTCGCCGTCCCCATGGCGGAGACGGCGCGAAGCGTGGTGTTCAACCTCGTGAAGGCTGATGCCTTCTACCCGAACACACAGCGGAACGTCGAGGAGCGCAAGCATTACATGACGCTTGCCTTGGCAGACCTAAACCAGCTTTACCAAGACCTGCAATGCCTTCTGGCGATGAAGCTACCCGTCAAGGTGGCTAAGTTCGAAGAGATCTCAGAGAGCATCGAGAACGATATAAAGCTCATAAAGGGCGCTCGCGCGGGCGTGAAGCTCATTGGAAAGGGGTAGAATGTTCGCGCGTTGTCCCCTGGAAATCATCGCGTCAATTGGTGGCTGCGGTCGGTCATGGGCGGGTCTTCGTCTAGCGCGTGCAATGTCAACAGCAACGGCAATGCCAACAACAATGCGCCGACGAACGACTGGGTGCGCCCGCTGCCGTGATTCCCAAGCATTGCCAGACCGTGCGGCCGGAAGCGCCGCGCGCCGTGCATTTGAGGAAGGAAGGGGCGACCATCGGGCGCAAGCCCGTAAATATGCACCCCGCGACGGTTGCCGTTCGCTGCTTGCATGGCGCGGTTCTCGGCGTTCGACCGCGTTTCATGGTCAACCGTCAAGCGGCTGCTGGATGCCGATTGCGAGCCGCGCGGGGTGCCCCCATGAACTCTGAAGAGCGCAGGGCTGCGCGGCGCGCAAGGCGCGATGCCAAGCGCGCTGAGAACCGGGCTAGGCGCATCGAGGGTTGCACGCTGGAAGCTGTCGCCGATCTCGATAACCTATACGATGCCGCCAACGGCGCTGCCGCTGGCGTGCGTTGGAAATCGAGCGTTCAGCGCTACATGGCGCGCGTCGTTCCAAACATCATGAGAGCACGGCGCGACCTTCTCACGGGCGCTGACTTCCGGCGCGGCTTCATTGAGTTTGACTTGTTCGAGCGCGGCAAGCTTCGTCACATCTGCTCTGTCCACTTCTCAGAGCGCGTTATACAGAAATCGTTGAGCCGTCACGCGCTTGCGCCCGCGATCTGGCCTACCCTCACCGAGGGATGCACAGCGAACGTCAAGGGGCGCGGCACCGACTACGCGATTCGACGCATGAAGCGCCAGCTTGTCGAGCACCACCGAAAGCATGGAGCGGAAGGCTACATCTTGCAGGTCGATTTCGCGGACTACTTCGCAAACATCGACCACGACGCATGCAAGCGCCTTATCGACCGAGCCATTGACGATGAGCGCGTTAAGCGCGTCATGAGCGACCAGATAGACGCTCACGGCGCGCGCGGCTTGGGTCTTGGCAGCGAGCCGAACCAGATTCTAGCCGTTGCCCTGCCGTCGCCGGTTGACCATCTGATGCTGTCCCTTCCGGGCATCTTGGCGAGCGGGCGATACATGGACGATAGCTATTGCATCGCGCTTGACAAGCAGACGCTTTGGGACGCTCTTTCGCGCATCGAAGCGCTCTGCGACGATCTGGGAATCATCATCAACCGCAAGAAGACGCGCGTTGTGAAGCTGACGCGCGGCTTCGTGTTCCTGAAGAAGAGGTTTTCATATGGCGAGGGCGGAAAGGTGGTCGTTCGCCCGTGCCGTTCCTCCGTGACGCGGCAGCGGCGAAAGCTGAAGAAGCAAGCCGCGCTGGTCGCCCAAGGGATTATGACCGTCGAGCAGGTCAACCAATCTTACCAGTCGTGGCGCGGAAGCATGAAGCGCCTTTGCGCTCACGAGACGGTAAAGCGCATGGACGCGCTATACAAGGAGCTTTTCGGCTGAGGAAGCCGACATACCAAGGTATCGAAGCCCTCGCATTCGCGGGGGCTTTTTTGTTGCGAGAGAAAGGGGAACATATGGCATTCACCGAAGAGGAAGAGGGCAAGCTTCGCGCGATCATCGCCATTTTCGACGGTCAAGCGCCGTCGCTCTCTAGCGACGTTGCGGCGAAGTGCCCTGCGCTTTTCGCGGAGTGGGACGGAGACGGACACGCATACGCCGAGGGCGAGCGCGTGCGCTTCGAGGGCGTGGTTTACACATGCCTTCAGGCTCACACTTCGCAGCCCGATTGGTCGCCCACGGCAGCGCCGAGCCTTTGGGCGAAGGTGCTTGAAGCCGGAACGCCCGACACGCCGACAGAGGAAGTGCCCGAATGGGTGCAGCCCGATTCTACGAATCCCTACCCGCTCGGTGCCCGCGTGAAGCACAACGGCAAGGTCTGGGAATCCCTCGTTGCTAACAACGTCTGGGAGCCGGGGGCTGTCGGCACCGAAACCGTCTGGCGAGAGGTGACGGAGGGCTGACGTGGAAGCATCGGAGGTTTTTCTAGCGCTGTTCTCCGCCGTGATGACAGCGGTTGTCGGCGCGCTCGGCGCTGCGGTCAAGATGCACAAGGAGCGAGAGCGCAAGGCCGATGCGAAGTTCGACGCTGAGCATGATTTGCTGCTTCAAGGCATGCGCGCCCTCATGAAGTCAGAGCTGTTCAGGCTGCATGCGGAGTACGTGCAGACGGGCAAGCCTGTTCCGCTCGATATCAAAGAGCAAGCCAACAGCGTTCATGAGGTGTACGCGGGACTTGGTGGCAACGGCGTTGGCACCCACCTATGGAAAGAGCTTATGGATGCGCACGCATCCGATTAACAACAAGGAGAACTGAAATGATTAACTTCACCGCACGAATCAAGAACAAGACGTTTTGGCTGACCCTCATTCCCGCCGTCCTGCTGCTCGCGCAGGTGGTCGCCGCGCCGTTCGGCTACCAGTGGGACTTCGGCGTTCTGAACGAGCAGTTGGCCGCGATCATCAACGCGCTTTTCGCCGTGCTCGCGATTCTGGGAATCGTGACCGACCCGACCACGGCTGGCGTGGGCGATTCCGCGCAAGCGCTCACCTACACCGAGCCGAAGCGCGATGAGTAGGCTAAAGGCTGTCGCCCTCGTGCTTTCCGGCGCGCTCGCGTCAATGCTCTTCTGCGGCTGGCTCATCGTCGGCCATGTCGAGAGCGACGCGGGCGCGCTCGCTGAAGCGCGCGAAGAGGGCTACGCGGCGGCTGAGGAAGACCGCCTAGCAATCGTTGTCGATAGGCCGATTGCCGAGGGCAACAGCATGCCGCTATGGCTTCAGACAGACCCGCAATGGGACTACATACCATATGCGGGCGGCACCATCGGCGACCACGGATGCGGCCTTACGTGCGCCGCTATGGCTGTCAAATACATGACGCTTCAGGACATTACGCCGCTCACGCTCGCATCGTTCGTGGGCGACACGTGCCTTACCGATGGCGTGAACGACCCCGGCAAGTTCTGCGCGTGGATTGCCGAGCATTACCCGGAATACCGCATCGAGAGCACGCCGATTTCTTACGATCTCGCACCCGTTCTTCAAAACGTGTCTGACGGATGGCTGGCGTTCGCTGGCATGAGCGGCACGCTCGGCGATAGGGACTACGGCGGGCACGTCGTGCTGATCTGGCGCGCCGACGATGACGGCTACTGGATACGCGACCCGGCGAGCGCCGGGAACTCCGCGCGCGCCTTCACGCTCGAAGAGCTAGAGCAGGTCGATTTTCATTACTTCTACTGCATCAGAGGGGGCTTCTATGGCGCTCAACGGCATTGACATTTCCAACTACCAGCGCGGGCTTGACCTCGCGAAGGTGCCTTGCGATTTCGTTATCTGCGAGGCGACCGAGGGAACGACCATCGTTCACAACACCTGCGACCCGTGGATTCAGCAGGCTATCAAGCTCGGCAAGCTCTGGGGCTTCTACCACTTCATGAACGGAGAAGACCCCATCGCTCAAGCTAAGCACTTCGTCGCAAGCTGCCGTAACTACTTCGGTAACGGCATTCCCGTTCTCGATTATGAGATGTACGGGCGCATCGGAACCGACAAGGCAAAGCTGTTCCTCGATTACGTCTACGATCAGACCGGCGTTCGCTGCATCGTCTACATGAGCCGTAGCGTTTGCACCGAAGAAGATTGGTCGCAGATTGCGCCGAATCACGCGCTCTGGGTTGCGCAGTACGCCAACAACAACCGCACAGGCTACCAGTCTTCGCCGTGGCTTCCCGATGGCGGCTTCGGCGCTTGGGATAGCTGCGCAATCCACCAGTACACGTCGAATGGCCGTCTTGATGGCTTCAACGCACCGCTTGATCTCGATATCGCCTACATGACGCGCGAAGCGTGGGGTAAGTTCGCCAACCCGTCCGGAGCGGCAGCACCAGACGTTCCGCCCGCAGAGGTCGCCGAGCCTTCGCCGGAGGGCACGACGCTTGACCTTGCGGCAGCGGTCATGCGTGGCGAGTATGGCGTTGATGCTGAGCGCCGCGAAAAGCTCGGCGACCGTTACCAAGAGGTGCAAGACCTCATCAACTACATTGACGGCGCTTCCGCTTCTCAGCTCGCAGATGATGTGGAACGCGGCATGTTCGGCGTTGTGCCGACGCGCAGCGACGTTCTGGGCGACCGCTTCAGCGAGGTTCAGGCAATCGTCAACCAGAGGGCGGGCGTTGGCGCTGCGCGCGTCTACACCGTCAAGAGCGGCGACACGCTCAGCGAGATTGGCGCTTCGCTCGGCATCGACTGGCACACCATCGCAAGCAAGAACGGCATTGGGGCACCTTATACGATCTACCCCGGCCAGAAGCTTTCTTATTAGTGTTCAAGCGGGGTACCCTGACAAGGGGTGCCCCGCTTTCTGGCGTTAGACGGGCTTACAGCAAGCCGCCCATCTGGTGTTTTGCAAACACCAGAAATTGCTATTTTTGACACGTGCCAACGACAACAAACCAGTTTTTAGATACTCTAACAACGCAAGTATCAAGCTGGATAGATGCGCGGTTGGCGGTACTGGTGGAGTTCGCCGTTTTTCTCATAAGCTCCACCAAAAGAGAATTGGTCGAACTATGCCCTTCGGGGCATGGTTCGGCCTTTTTCTGTTTCGGCCTGAAATCATCGCCGTAGTGGTCAAAGGCAAAGTAGACGTTAAGCGTCTTCCCGTCGATTTCAGCGAATCGAACGAAGGTGCCTAAGATCACTTCTGGCGTTAGGTTTTCTGCCGCATCATCGAGCCACAGCATGAGTTCGTCAACGCCGATATTGAACGCTTCTTCTCTCTCGGCAATGCGCAGCTCGGCTTCAAGCTCGCTCTTGCGCTGCTTCAGCTCTTCGGTGCGCTCTCTACCACCGGGCGGAGCTATGCCGTCTTCTATCGCTTGCCAGATGCGTTCAAAGGTGCGGTCAATCCGCTTCAATTCCTTCTTTATCGCGTAGCTTCTCGATTGCTCTTTCGGCTGCTCGGCTTGAAACGCCACCATGCCGCTTGCTATGCGCTGCCTAACGTCTTCGCGCGCAACGGCTTGCAGGGTCATATCACAAACAACGTCTTCTACGAGATCACGCCGCACGGTTCGGCGGCACTTCCGGCACTTGTAGTAGTGATACGTCGCGCCAGTGCATGACGTGCCGCTTGTTCCCGCCATTGGAGCGCCGCACTTTGCGCAGTAGAGCTTACCGGACAACGGGAACTCTAGCGTTGAGTTGATCTTGCGGCGTGGCTTGTGACGGTCGCCAAGAATGTTGTCTATCATGTCTTGTTCGACCTGCGACCAGATGGCGGGCATTCCGTCCGGCACTTCATGACCGGCGTACTTGTATACACCTGCGTTCTGTACGCGCTTTAGTAGCTTCGTGACGGTATCCTGATTGAACTTGGCACCACGCTTGCTTCGCTCGGCGCTAACGGCGCGCACGATATCGGCGACAGAGCTACCGGCAAACAGCATGTTCTTCATCCTGCAAAGCACGGACGCTTCGCGCTCATTGATTACGTAGCGGCCTTCTACGATATCCCACCCGTACAGAGTGCGCCCGTTCGCCATGCACCGCTGCGCGTTCTTCTGGATTCCGTCTCTGATGCGCTCACTATCAAGCGCGCTTTCATACTCGGCGAGAACTTCGAGCATGCCGAGCTGCAACACGCCGCTTGACCCGCTGGAAATGTCCTCGCCAGCGTATAGGATTTCTACGCCAGCCTTGCGAAGCATGATGCGCGCAAGCGACATTTCATCACGGTTGCGCATGATTCGCGTAACTTTGTAGATCACCACATAATCAAATAGCCCGTGTCGGGCATCGCTCATCATCCGCTGGAACTCGGCACGGTCGATGTTTCGCCCCGTCTGTGCATAGTCGCAGTATTCATGCACGACCTGCAAGCCCTCACGCTCGCAGTACGCACGCGAGTTCTCAACTTGTATCTCTATGCTTTCCGAACGCTGATTGTGCGAGCTGAAGCGCGCGTATATAGCGGCTCGGTTCTTCACCATGCTAAAATCACCCCTAGAGCAAGCGCGGTAAAGCGCTCTGCTTCTTGACCAGCCCCGCGCGCGTTCCGCCAAGTTCCCGTGCGGGGTTTTCTTTTTTCAAAACAGCCTACATATCAAATCGGCTTCGCTTTTTTCTCTGGCGTTCCTAAAAAGGTCTTCGTTGTTACTTATGAGATGCCCGGTTTCATCCGTGACGCGATAGGCCGTCACTCCGAAATCAACGGTTTCAGTCTCTACGTATTCCTCGCCATTCAATTCATCAAGCATTTCGCAAATATCGGGCACGCACTTTCCCGATTCAACCCTATATTCTCCTTCCGAATAGACCTGCCAAAGAAGAACCTTGCTATGAAACTCTAGGTTCTTTATAGCGTCCCTAAAAGACCTGTTGTTCCGATCTTCCTTCGCCTTTCTTTCGGCATCGGCGATAGAAGCAAGATCACGTCTCTTCTCGGCTGCTTCTGTCTCAATTCTCGCGCGCTCTGTTTCGTAAGCCTTTTTCGCTTCGACTTCAGACCTCTTGTCAGCTCCGAAGCTGCCGTACAGGAAGCCAGCAATGAATGACACGGCGAAGATGAGAGCAGAAACCCACGGTGGGGCGGATGGTACCACCACGCTTATGCCAAACACGCCGACAGTGCCTATTACAAGCGTGAGGGCGCTAACAATGCCATACAGAGACTTGAGGGATTGCCAAAGAGCTTTCATCTATACCGCCGCCCGCTCTTCGGTGGCAGATACACCACGTTTGGCAGTCTCTTTAGATTCACCCGCAGCAGCGCGGGCAGTCATTGCTATGTTCTGTCTCCATTGCGGCGTGCTCGCTCGATAGCATCTGATGATTTCCATTTCTTCGTCGGACAGATCAGCAATGCTATTCGACGCATCTTCCATAGACCAACCGAGAACTTCATCTGGGCTGCGTTTTAGAGCGACGGCGCAATTCCAAACCTGCTCAGCGTTTGGGACTGATTCGCCACGTTCCCATGAGCCAACAGTTCTGAGGGAAACGCCAACAGCGTTAGCAAACTCAGTCTGGGAAATGTGCAGCTTCTTTCTCAAAGCCTTTATTGCAAGCTCCACTCTGCACCTCCTATTAGCGACCTTCTGCCACGAATTCTAATTCATGGAAAGCGAATAGGCAAACTTTTTCCTAGTTTTCTCTTGCAATAGGCAGGAACTCGCTTATACTGCAATACGTGTTAGGAAGATATCTGCTCATTTAGGAGGTGAACACACATGGGATTCAACAAGGAGGTTTTCGCCGCAAACCTTCGAGCAGCCCGCGCAGCTCTCGACATGTCGCAAGAAGAGCTTGCAAAGGCTGTCGGCGTGTCCAAAGACGCAATCGTTAAGTACGAGAGCGGAGAGGGCTACACGCCGGGGGCGGACAAGATCATTGCGATTTGCCGCGTGGTCAAAAAAAGCCCCAACGAGCTTATGGGATGGAAGGAGACGGCCTAATGCTCGCCCTAGGCATCGCCCTTGTCGTTATCGCCCTGTTCAGCCCTCTGAGCGTTCCGACGTTTGTTGTCTGGCTCATAGGCATTGCCGCACTGGGCTTTTGGATGGGCAAGAGCGCAGCGGAACCCGTAAAGAAAGCGGAGGTTTCCGAACATGAAAACCGATAAGAAAACCGGTGGTTTTGGAGGTGGTTTTACGGATGCACGAACCGTGCGGCCTAGATGCCGCGCAACGGCAGTTCTACCGGGCGATTGCGGTTCTCGTTATCGCGTGGTGGCAACGAAGAAAGATACCCGCCCGAAGCGGCAACTTCGAACGGGCGCGTCAAATGGGGCTTACCAATTGACAGAAGACAGTATAGCGCGCATGCCGCGCTACCAGCGCTGGGGATTGTATGCAATCGCCGCCCTTACGCTAACCGGCATCCTTCCTATGGCCGCTGCCGCCCTGCTTGGGTGGTTGTGCGATCTTGTGGGCTGGTGGCTTCTCATCCCGCTTTACATCGTGGTTGGACGCGTCTTGTGGCGCGTGATTTGGTCATGAAGGCCGAAGTCTACCGCGACAACGCGGGCTTCTGGATGGCGCGCATAGAGGAAGACGCGAGCACGCCGGAAAACCGGGGCATCGGCAGGGTCTACCGCCGCCAGATGCTACCCGTCGCACCATCGGCGAGCAAGGCGGAAGCAGAAGCAGCATTGCGCCGCGTCATGAGCCGTGAAGCGAGGTGCCCGCATGGACACCGATAACTACACGCAACCGCTCGAAGCCGTCATGCGCGAAGAGCGCAAGCCGCGCCCGCTGCCGCTGAAGGCGCGCGACCATATGGAGCTTTTCGAAGAGTGGGTGCGAATCAACCCGGACGCTATGCGCGAAATCGAGCTTACCGCGCTCGCTATCGACGCTCGCGGCATCCGCGTTTCGACTAAGTACCTCATCGAGAAGCAGCGCTACGAAGGCGGCGCGAAGCTCAACCCCGTGACGTTCTACGACGATCAGGGCAACCCGCACACATACGGCATCTGCAACACCATCACGCCGCTTCTGGCGCGTTGGCTGCTCGAACGTCACCCCGAAATGAACATCTGGACTAAGCACTCACTATTCGACGAAATGGAGAACAACCATGAAGCGTAAAGAGATCACCGAGACTATCGCCAAGGTCGGCGCTGGCACCTTCGCCCTCAACAGCAGCATGTCGCTTATCAATCCCAAGACCGGCGAGGGCTTCGACGTTGATATGAGCGCCACGCTCGCAATCGTTCGCGGCACGCTCGCATGGGTTGACACCCTGCTTGAAGATGACGCGAAGCCCGAGCCGATCACCGTTAAGCACATGCAAAAGCTGCTCACCTACGTTGGCAGCTCGATTGCCTACGACATTTCAAGCGATGAAGAGGAATAGCGCGCAGGAAACCTTGCTGCTCGATTTCGGCGAACCGCCCATGCCAGACCCCGAAGCATGCGAGTTCGAAAGCATGCGGTATCGCGGCAAGACGTGCTGCACGTTCGTTGGGCGCGACGTTTGGACGAACTTCCGCGAAGTTGGGCACTGCGTATGGGACGGATGGCACCAGCAGGGCGCGCTAGACGTGATCTGCGACGAGGAAGACGGTTAGGAGGTGACTACATGCCTACAAGGGAGGAAACGACCGCTGCGCAAGAGCCTATGGCCTTCTTCTCGCACGATTCCAACGCATCGCAAGATGTTAAGTGCCAACGTCTCATTCATCGCCGGGGATATGACGGCTACGGGCGCTGGTGGCGGCTCTGCGAATATCTGGCGGCTACCAAGGGGCACCGTATCGCTTTCGAGACGGAGGAAGACGCGCTTATTCTCGCGGGAGTTCTGGGCTTCGGACAGTCTGGCGCGTTCGATGAGTACATGGCGATTGAGGATTGCAAATCCTTTGTCTCAGAGCTGTTGGATATAGGGCTTCTCGAACGAGACGAAGACGGCTTCTTGACGAACGTTCGCATGCTCAAAAACGCGCTTTATTTCGGTCGCCAACGCGCCAACGGGCGCAAGGGCGGAAGACCGCGCAAAAACTCACAGAAAAACAATTCAGCAGGTCAGGAGGTGTAAAAGCATGTTTGCTAAACCCAAGGCAAAACCAGTGGTTTTAGGTGTGCTAAACCCACTCGCAAATGGTCGCCTAACCATAAAACAAAACAAAACAAAACAAGACAAGGTGGGTTTTGGTTCCTCGAACCAAAACCAAAACCCACCGTACTTGCTTGTTAGTCAACCTTACAAGCAAGGTTCTTTCTCTTGCTTCTTCTCTTTGCGGTCTTGTTTTGTGCGGCTAATTCGAGCGCCAGCAAAACGGCTTTCCGCAGGTTTTCAACAGAGTTTTCCACAATCGGGCGAACTGGGGGTGAAAGCATGATTGCACCAACAACACGCGACGGCGCGCGCGAGCTGTTTGCTAGCAAGCTCTCATACGAGCAGATTACTTGGAACGACATTCGAGCGCTCGAAGGCTTCCTTGCAATCGAGTACGCGCGGCACGAGCGCGACGGGCACCAAATGGAAATGCACCTGTGCTACCGCAAGAAGTACCAGCCAGAAATCAACCTTGCCCATGAACGACAAGGAATCAAGAGCGCCTTCCTGCGCGTGAGCGGCTTCTACTTCCAAGGGCGCGAAGCAATCTCGTTCAACGAAGACGGCTTCATTGGGTTTGCCGGTTGGGCTGATGACACGAACGTTCAGCCATTTCTACGGGCGTTCTACAGGTGGGTTTGCGAATGGATGATTGGAGTTGTCTACCGATGATTGAGACGAAAAAAGCCAAGAGCCTTGCGGAGCTTTCGCAGGGAAACGCCGTCGAACATCCCGACCACTACGCGGGCGACGGCCAGATTGAGTGCATGGACGCTATGCGCTCGATGATGAGCGGCGACCAGTACGCCTTGCCCGCCCAATCGGCCTATTGGTGGGGATGCGCTTTCAAATACCTTTGGCGCTGGCGGCGCAAGAACGGCGTGCAGGACTTGCAGAAGTGCAAGCAGTGCATCGACTACCTGATTGCCGAGACGGAAGGCAAGAAGTGAAGCGCTACCAGATCGTACTTTGCGCCATTGCCACTGCCGCGACCGTAGCCGCGTTCTGGTGCGTCTGCTACTGGGCTTATCAAGCGCTTCTGGCAATCGCGCTGTTCCTAGTGTTTCTCGCGCTTATAGCGCTCACGTTTTAGGAGGTTTCACATGCTGAAAGAAGATAGAGAGATCGAGCATGGCGCTTACGGATGCGCTGCAATCGTCCTGTTTTCCATTCTGGCGCTCGTTGTGAGCATCGCGGTTGGCGTGTTCTTCGGCGCTGGGTTCGGGCTTATCGCCCTTGCGGTGTTCGTCGTGTTCTCGCTCATCTGCGTTATGCGCGCGTTCATGAAGGTTGGCAAGTAGCATGGGCGGCTACTCGATAGCTTCCGTTTCGTGGGGCAAGGACAGTACCGCAATGCTTTGGAAGCTCATTGATAGCAACATGCCGCTTGACGAAGTGCTGTTCTTCGATACAGGCATGGAGTTTGACGCGATCTATGACGAGCGCAACAAGATGCTTCCCGTCCTTGCACGAAACGGAATCAAATACACGGAGCTTCGGCCAAAGAACCCGATGTGGTGGAGCATGCTTTGCAGGCCGGTAAAGAGCCGTAAAACCGGAGAGGTTCACAAAACGGGTTACGGCTGGTGCGGCGGGGCTTGCAGATGGGGCACCACCGAGAAGACGAGTGCCTTAGACGCATACGCGACCGCTCGAAACGCGATTGTCTACGTTGGGATAGCGGCAGATGAGACGAAGCGCATTGCTCGGGAAAGGCAGGACTTCAAACGACTTCCGCTTGTTGATTTCGGCATGACGGAAGCAGATTGCCTTGCGCTCTGTTACCAGCGCGGTAACGAATGGCTCGATCATGGGGTGCGTCTATATGACGTTCTCGATAGGGCTTCTTGCTGGTTATGCCGCAATAAGAACATGCGCGAGCTGAAGGCGATACACGAGCACTTGCCCGTTTACTGGGAGCGCCTTATTGCGCTCGAAGGCGTATGCGGCCAGATGAAGAGTAAGCCGCTTGCTGAAATCGCGAGGTCGTGAAATGGGCGTTAAGGTCAAGCGCGGCGCAGATGGCATCTGGTATACCCGCCCGTATCTCGGTCTTGATGAGAACGGGAAGCCCATTAAGCCGTACAAGCGGTTTTCCAAAGCGAAGACCGAAGAGGAAGCACAGGCTATGGCTGACGCATGGGCTGTGAGACTGTCGCCTGACGGCGAGGTTCGAAGCACGCGCATTCCCGACATGCTGGCCGAGTACGTAGCTACGCGAGAGCTGGGCGGCATATCGCCCCACACGGCCAAATCTTGGCGGCAGTTCACGCGCTATGCGGCTAAGTTCATGGGCGGTTTGCTGGTGCCTGACGTTACCTCCGCTGACCTCCGGCGCTTTCAGAATCGTTTGCTCATGTCGAAGGAGAACGGAGGGCAGGGGCTTTCGTGCAACAGCGTAGTTAACGTGCATAACTTTCTTCGGCTGGCATTCGCCTATTTCGCAGAGATCGGCGTTTGCGAGAGAAACGTAATGCTTGACGTTGGCAAGCCGGTAGCAAGGTACAAGGAAGCGTTCGCGCTTGACAGCTACGATTACCCGCCAACCGCCGCAGCCCTCGAAGGGATGTGGAGGGAAGACGATAGCGCGACGGTGAAGATGCGGACATATGCCTTCGCCGCATGGCTCGATCTCAAATGCGGCGTTCGCGTTGGCGAAATGTGCGCGATTAAGCGCCGCGAAATCGTGCGCATTCCCCTTGGCGGTGAGCACGTACACGTTGCCGGTAATGTGGTGAAGCTTGCGGGCATGGAGCCGTTCCGCCGCGAATGGACGAAGGGGCGAAAGACACGCTCAATCCCGCTGAGCGACGAGACGCTATCTGCCATTGATGACTTTACGAAGCTGCAAGCTTCGTGGGGATTGGAGATAACGCCCGACACGCCGCTTATCACCGTTGACGGCTCTTGGCTCAGCCCAAATGCGGTATCTGACGGCCTAACACGCATCCGCGACCGCTGCGGTCTTCCGAAGGCGCTTACGTTCCATAAGCTACGGCACACCTTCGCAACATGGGTTCTCGCCAACAAGATAGCCGACATTGTGACCCTTTCTAAGTGGCTGGGGCACGTTGACGTGGCTACGACGCTGCGCAAGTACGGGCACGCCCTGCCTGAGCACGACAAGGCTGCAATCCAAGCCCTCGAAGGCGCTTATTCGTCAGTGAAAGGAGTGTGACAAACGAGTGACAAACGGAGGTTTTGGGTGTGTATCGAAAGCGGAGCTTATCGGCAGGTAAACCACCGGTTTTCAACCTTCGGTGGGCACTCACCGGCAAATACAAACTAAGTATTCAGCAATCGTGAGAAAGGAGCGTGCCAGTGGAGCCGCAAACGTTCGATTCGAAGCTGAGCAAGGAAATGCAAGCGACGTTGGCGAAGACCGAAGCCGCCCTAAAGCAGATGTGGGAACGCGAGAAGCGGGAAGCGCAAACGGTCTACGAGATCACGATTCCGACGCAAACGCTAACCATCTTCGGCAAGGAGCACGCAGAGCACATCTTGCGGACGTTGAAGGGCTTGAAGCTCACTGGCACCTATCGCATCACGAAGAAATGAGGTGCGATGAAAACCATTGAGCTTAACGACGATGACTGGGCGCGGCTCAAACGCAAGCTGATGAACGGCAGCGTTGACGATGCCCTGAAGGACTACACGCCGCCCGTCAAACTGACGCACGGCACCGAATACATCACATACGAGAAGGAAGGTTACGAAGATGATTCCGAATCTGACAACTGAGCAGCGCCGAGAAAACCTCGAAAAGGCGAAGGCCGCACGCCAGCGCCGCGCCGCGATCTTGAAGGGCGTTGCCGATGGCTCTTACAGCGTGCCCGACGTGCTCAACATGGCTGGCACCGATGACACCGTGGCGCGAATGAAGGTATTTACGCTCATCAAGGCCGCACCGGGCTATGGATTCGCCCGCACGCAGCAGACCATGCGCAAGATGCACATTTCCGAATCGCGCCGTCTGCGCGGTCTTGGCGCGAACCAGCGCGCCGCGCTTGTCGAGCTGTTCGGGGGTGCGAAGTGAGCCTAAACAAGATCATGCTTTCAGGCAATCTCGGTGCAGATGCCGAGCTGCGCTATACGAAAAGCGGAAACCCCGTCGTTTCGTTCTCTCTTGCTGTCAACGAGCGCACGCCGAACGGCGATGGCACATGGGGCGAATACACCAACTGGCCTGATTGCGTCATGTTCGGCAAGCGCGCCGAAGCGCTCGCGCCGTGGCTTCGCAAGGGCACCAAGATTTCGCTTCTTGGGCACATTCACACGCGCAGCTATCAGAAGGACGGCCAGAGCATCAAGCGCTGGGAAGTGCGCGTTGATGACGTGGAACTCATGCAGTACAAGCGCGATGCTCAATCGCCAGCACCAGCGAACGCAGCCACACCCGGTCTTGCGATGGCTACCGGCGACCCGTCGCCTGTTGCACCAGTGCAACAGGCAGCGCCCGACCTTTACGACGATGACATACCGTTTTAGGAGGTTTACCGATGTTCGATTTCTTCAAGAGGAAGGCGAAGCCGAGCGAATCGGCTACCGATGAGAGCAAACCGCTATGGGTGGAGCTGTTCGACACTCAGCCTGTCGATTCCGAAGGCTCGCTTATCGCTCTCGATGACCTCGTTTCCTATCGCGGCACGCTGCTTCAGGTCGTGGCGATGAGCCACAAGCAAAAGGTTGTGCTTCGCACTCCCGGAAAGAAAAAGGGTGGTTTCTGGGTTGCCGCTTGTAACTGCACGCTCGTTAAGCGCCACGCGCGGAAGGGGAACTAACATGATCGGTCGCAAGATGCGCGCAAAGAAGGTCGCCGATGGTATCGACATGCCGACGTATGCCCATGAGGGCGACGCGGGGCTTGACCTCCGAATCACCGAGACTGTCACGCTCGAACCGATGCAGAAGTGCGTTGTCGGCTGCGGCCTTGCCGTCGAGATTCCTAGCGGATGCGTTGGGCTGGTGTTCCCGCGAAGCGGCCTTGCCGCAAAGCAGGGCATCACGCTTTCGAACAGCGTTGGCGTTATCGACAGCGGCTATCGCGGCGAGGTCTGCGCGGCTCTCATCAATCAGAGCTACGAGACGGTTACGCTCGAAGCGGGAACGCGCGTATGCCAACTTGTCGTGATGCCTTACGTGCCGTGCGAGCTTGTGCCGGTCGATGAGCTTAGCGACACCGAGCGCGGCGCGAGCGGCTTCGGCAGCACGGGCGTTGAGTAGGTGGTTGGAATGCTGGCAATCATCGGTGGAAGGCAGACGGGCAAGACTACGTGCCTTATCGCAATGTCGAACGAGACTGGCTATCCAATCCTGACAGCAACACGCGGAATGGCCGAGAACATCGAGCTTATGGCGCGTAGGATGAACGTTCAGATTCCGCCCGTCCTGTCGTTATCGGGCATGCCGCTAAAAGGCTCGCTCATGCGTTGTGAACGCGTGCTTGTCGATGAGCTGGGGCTTGTGGTTGAGTACCTTATCGGCGCTGAGGTTGTGTCTGCTTCTATTGACGGTGTGGCGCTGGTAAAGGCTCAGCCGCCGAGCACAGACCTTGCGAAGCTCGGGCTATGGGAAGCCTTCAAGCTTTGGCGCGAAGAGCGCAAGCGCGCGCGATCTGGCGGTGACGGCATGTGAGGGCAAAGGAGTATTTCGAGGGCATCCGCGCCGAGGTGGTGAAGACCGACAAGGCGCGGGAAATGCTCGAACGCATGAAGGCGCGCGAGGGAGCGAAGGCTCAGAGCTACCAGACGGGCGGCGGTGGCGGAGACGTTACCGACCCGATGGAATCCGTATCTCAGCGCATCGACTTTGAGGGCAAGCTTAGGCAGCGCATCGCCGATGCCGAGGGCACGCTAGACGAAGCGTGCGAAGTGCTCTACGGCGCGGACGGGCGCGGCGGCTTGGCTAAGCTGAAGGGCACGCACTACGCCGACGCAATCTGCATGTACTACTGTCAGGCCGAGACATGGGGCGAGATTGCAGAGATCATGCAGTGTTCGCAGAAGTGGTGCCGCAAGCTCTGCGAAGTCGGGTTTGAGTTCATCGACCGTGTAGGTTGGGCGCACATCAAGAACGCCTGAAAATTGGGTGTTCCCTTCAGTTCCCTACTTATGCTAAAGTTCGGTACGGTGGATTAGGTAGTAAGGCCACGGGCAATTGCGCTCGTGGCCTTTTTGTTTGGAGCGTTGGCAGAGTGGCTTATTGCGCACGGTTGCTAACCGTGTGGCGCGCTGTCGCCCGTAGGTTCGAATCCTACACGCTCCGCCATATCTCAGGGGGTGCGCATGGCTAAGGACTTCTCGCGCGCCTTCTACGCTTCTGCCGACTGGGAGCACGCCAGAGACGCGGCATTGACGCGTGACGCTCACCTATGCCAGCACTGCTTGCAGCAAGGAGAGATCACGCCCGCAGTCATGGTGCATCACATCATCGAGCTTACGCCAGCGAACATCAGCGACCCAAGCATTGCGACCGACCCAAGCAACCTTGTTAGCCTATGCGACCGATGCCATAAGAAGGTGCATGGTTGGATAAGGCAAGGTTCGACACGGCAAGGGCTGGCCTTCGACAGCGACGGCAATTTGATATCGCTTGGCGAGTGATTCAAAAACGCAACACAACACAGGGCGACCGCGAGAAAGCGGACGCAAAACCGCAGGTAAACTCGCGAGACAATCCCCCCGGTCTGCAAAACGCAGGTGGTGCCTAGGGCACCAACGCCGGGAGGGAGTTTCTTGCGCGTGACGGATTTTCGAAAGGGGGTGGTCTTGCGATGGCGGCAAAAGTAGGCAATACTTCGAAAGTTTCGCCCGCAGTCGCTGGGAATAGCCCGCCGAAGCGGCGAGTTGCCAAGGAGAAGCGCGTAGAGAGCGAGCTTCGAAAGCTGCGCGAGATCACCAAGGGCGCTATCCCCGACGAGAAGCGAAAAACCGTCATGCCGCTTCTGGCGAACCTCGCTTTTCTGAAGGTAAAGCTTGACGATGCCCGCGCCGATTTGCTTTACGAAGACATTTTCACCGAGTATGACAACGGCGGCGGGCAAACCGGGCTGCGCGAGCATCCCGGCTTCAGCGCTTACAACAAGCTGTTCACTACGTTTTCGCGCGGCGTGAAGCAGCTAACCGACATGATGCCGAACGGCACCGCCGCTGCCGACGCGCTCATTGACTTCATCAATGAAACGCGGTACGGCTAGGGCGAAGTCTAAGGGCGGCTCGTGCGAGCGCGCGATACGCGAATACTTCGGCGGCATACTGAGCGGCGAGATCATAGCGTGCGAGAAGATGAAGCAGGTTGCCGCTCATGTCCTGCGAGACATGGACAACACCGACCCGCTCTATCCGTACCACTACCGCGAAGAGTTCGCGCAGAAGCACATTCGGTTCATAGAAAGCTTCTGCCGCCTACCGTCCGGGCGCTTGGGGCACGATTTCAAGCTAGAGCTTTTCCAACGCGCCATTCTGTCCGTTATCTTCGGCTTCGTTGATGCTGAGGGTGTGCGCCAGTACCGCGAAGTGCTCTGGATTATGGGGCGCAAGAACGGAAAGACCGCGCTTGCGTCTGCGATAGAGCTTGACTTGCTTGTGAACGACGATGAGGGCGCGCCGGAGGTATACAACGTCGCCACCGCCCACGATCAGGCGGCAAAGGGATTCAATAACGCGTGGCGTATGGTGCTCACAAGCCCCGCGCTGGCGAAGCACATAAGAAAGCGCGTGTCAGACCTTTACTGCGATCTGAACATGGGCACCATCAAGGCGCTGAGCGCCAACACGAACCACCTAGACGGTCTGGACATTTCCGGCGCTATCGTTGACGAGCTGGCCGCGATGAAGAACCGCGACCTATACGATTTGACGATGCAGGGAACGTCTGCGCGCCGTCAACCGCTCGTGTTGGAGATCACGACTAACGGTTTCGTGCGAAACGGCATCTTCGATGCGCAATACGAGTACGCGACCAAATGGCTTGACGGCAAGGCGACCGGCGAGAAGGCAGAGCGCTTCATTGCGTTCATCTTCGAGCTTGACGAGCGCGAGGAATGGGAAGACGAAGGCGCTTGGGTCAAGGCTAACCCCGGCCTTGGCACCATCAAATCGCTTTCGGCGCTTCGCCAGAACGTTTCTAAGGCGAAGGACGATGCGACATACCTTCCCACCCTGCTAGTTAAGGACTTCAACCTCATTGAAAACCAGTCTCAGGCGTGGCTCACGTGGTCTGAGATTCACAACGAAGCCACTTTCGACCCCGGCGACGGAACGTTTACGTATGCAGTGCTCGGCGTTGACGCGGCGGACACGACCGACCTTACCGCCGCTTGCCTTCTCATGCAGCGGCCTAACGATCCGAACTTCTACGCGCTGCACATGGCGTGGATTCCGCTTCGCGCGTTGGAGCAAGCGGAGAAGGATGGGCGGCGCGGGGGGCGCGACGGCGTGCCCTATGACGCGTGGATTGCGCGCGGGCTTATGCGGACGTGCGAAACGCCCATCATGGACAAGCGCGACGTTCTGGATTGGGTGGCCGAGGTTCAGGACAAGTACGGCATCTATGCCGTCTCTTGCGGCTACGACCCGTGGCACATGCGCGACGTGCCGACCGTGGAAGCATACGAAGACTATTTCGGTGCCGACAACCTGCAAAAGGTCATTCAGGGTGCACAAACGCTGTCAATGCCGATGAAGGAGCTTCGAGCGCTCTATAAGGAAGGGCGCATCGTGGACAACGCCAACCCGATTGCCGAATGGTGCCGCTCGAACGTCGCCATTCGAACCGACGTGAACGGAAACATTCAGCCGGACAAGAAGAACCAAGACCCGCGCAACCGCATAGACGCGTGGGCGGCTGAGTGCGACGCGTTCATTGCGATGAAGAACATTGCGGACGATTACCGCGCGATGATAGGAGGTTAGAGTTGAGCAGATCACAACCGTTTCTGCGCTCGCTCTTCGATGCGGTGTTCCACCGTCCGCAGATGCAAGCGGTAAACGGCTATTTCTCCACGTTCACGGCCTATGCCCCGTCGTTCACGACGTGGCAGGGCGGGCTTTACGAAGCAGAGCTTACGCGAAGCATCATCGAGAGCGGCGCAGACCACGCAAGCAAGCTGAAACCGGAGGTTTCCGGCTCTGCTCAGCCTGTCGCCGCGCGTGCTCTCAGGCAGCAGCCTAACCCGTGGATGACCACGCCGCAGTTCATCAAGCGCATTTGGACGATTCTTCAGGTGAACGATACGGCGCTCATCGTTCCCATGCTGTCAGACGATGGCGCTACCATCACCGGGTATTACCCTATTCTTCCGGGGCAATGTACCGCATACGACGTTGACGGCGCGCTTTGGCTCATGCTCACGTTCCCAACGGGCGATGAAACGCTTGTTGAGTGGTCGCGAGTTGGCGTTATGACGCGGCACCAGTACCGCAGCGATCTTTTCGGCGACGGGACGAACGTACTTCAGCCGACGCTAGAGCTTATGCACGCGCAGAACGAAGCCGAGCAAGCGGCTATCAAGCAGGGCGCGGCAATCCGATTCATCGGAAAGCTCAGCCAGAACCGCAACGATGGCGACCGGGACAAGGCGCGAAAGGAGTTCAACGCTCAGCTTTCCGCAGACAACGCGGGTGGAATAGCTGTTTACGACAAGATTTTCTCTGACGTTGAGCAGGTCACGCCGCAGAGCTACACGGTCGATGCTGCGCAAATGGAGCGAATCGAGAAGAGCGCCTATAGGTTCTTCGGCTCGAACGAAGACATAGTGATGAACAAGGCCGACGAAGACACCTTCAACAGCTTCTATGAAGGGCGTATCGAGCCATTCGCCGTGCAGCTCGGATTCGTGGTCACGTCTATGACCTACACCGCGAACGAGATAGCGCACGGTAATTCGGTCATGTTCTCCGCCAACCGCCTAGAGTTCGCCAGCAACACGACGAAGCTTAACGTCGCCGTCGCTCTATTCGACCGTGGCATCTGGAACGGCAATCAGGTTGCCGACGTGTTCCAATCCGCGCACTACGAGGGCGGCGAGCGCCATGTCATACGCGGAGAGTACATCGACCTCGCACTCATCAGCGAGCACA